CAGATCCTTCCCACACCTCCGGGTATCCATATAAGTGGACACCGTATGTACCAGTGCCAAAGCCTGTCCTGAGAGCCATTTACTAGTCCAGAGTAATGTCTAGATCGCCAGCAGGAATGCGGAAAACGTCTCCGGTATCAATAACCTTGCTAGAGGTCAGGGCAGCATGCACCAGGATATTACCTGCGCTTGATGCGTCATAAATGCCAATATGCGTCACGGTGCCCCATGAGCCAGTTGCTGCGGCAAACTCTACCGCTCCGCTGTTGGTAGCTGTGTCACCAGATACGGTGAACGTAGCTGCTACACGGGCATAGGCGCTTCCTGAGAGCTCTGTGCCGGCAGATCCAGTGTCTGTAGGGTCAGAGGTAAACAGGGCAACATACCATGCTGTAGGGCGTGTCACTGATGTAGTGGTCAATGCCCATTCAAGCACATCAGTCTCAAAAGCGTTTGTAAAACTCATCAGTAACTCCTGATCTTCATTCGTAGTCCAGAGCCGCCATGCCTGGCTTTATTGCTCTGATTGTTTATCGATTGCACAGCTCCAGAGTATAACACACTCCAGGTAGGCACCCTGGCGTCATCATTGAGATATGCGGCAGCTTGCAGTAGGGCTCCATACAGGTATGCGTCCGGGCTGTGATCCAGCAACCAGTTGGTAGTGTTGGAGTCAGACAGGACCGGCAGAGTGGTGTAATACAAGAGCTCCGAGCTGTAGGTTGTGTCTGGCGTCGGGTACACCTCCAAGGCGTCTCCCGTCATGCAGTAATACTTCGGCTTGCCCACAGCGTCCCTGGACTCCATGCGAAACTGCAGCATGTCCTCCATGCTGATCAGCTCAAGCCTGGTAGAGCTCCCATCATCTAGGTGCCAGCGTATGGGCTCGTAGAAGTCAGCAGGCAGCTGTGAGTATCGAGTGTCTATCTGACCCTCTGATCTCTGCATCTGCTTCCAGTGCCTGACATCGCGCTCCATCTGAGCCTCTGCCAGTGTAATAAAGTCAGGTATAGCAGAAGTCAGATCATCCCGGTTCAGCCAATCTGCTACGGATGCCTTGAGTTCGCTGTAGTTAGTTATAGCCATGGTTACCTCTATAGCATTACGTCAAACAAGCCCTGCGGGTTGAAGACTCCAGAGCGCGGCGCAGTGCTCATATCCATAACGCCTCGTATCATTGGTCTGACCATGCTAGGTATCGCCATCTCTCGCTCACCAGTGATCGTGGACCTTCTCATTGGCAGTATTGAGCCATACTCGTACCCTGGTTGCTCTCTGGGATCAATGCCCATGGCCCGCATGCGCTCGTCAACCATTTGATTGTGTCTTGCTGCAGACATCTCTGACGGCAGCAGATCAGTCATGCCAGTAGTGTCCTCTGGCGCAATCAGCTGCCCTGCTCCTAGCATGGCGCCGCCAGCAAAGCTGTACAGTGGCGCGTCGCCTCTAATGAAGTCCCTGAGAACCTCGGTCTTGCTCTTGCTGTCTCGTTCCGCGGTCCTGGCGATAACATCATCAAAGACCTCCATGAACGGCCTGGCGTCAGCAACTCCAGTGTCTGCGCCCATCCAGACAGATGCCTGAAACTGAGCAGGAGTCATATTCATCTTGTCTGCGAGCTCTACCTGAAAGTCCTCCAGGTACTTGTACTGCGTATTGCTCGGGCTCTTTTTGTTCTTCATGTTGCCAGTGATCGCTGCAAAATTATGCGTGTCAATGGTCATCGGCGCCTGATTGCCTTTCAGGTTCTCGGCAAAACTGGATACCTTCGGCCTGTTCAGGGCGCTGAATGATCCACCGCCCGCCAAGTCTCGCAGCATGTAGTTCTGCGTTTCGTGAGCCAAGTGGCCATAACCCGCTGGAAAGTCAGGGTTCTTGAGATCCGCTATAGGTCTACCCGCAACATCCTCTGCCAACAGATAGGAGCCTCTGCGTATGTTCTGGTCAACCTTGGACCGTGGGCTGGTTGCAGCAACGATATCCATAAACCTGTTGTATCGCTCCTGACCCGGACCAGTTCCGAGCTCCTCCTCAAAAGCCCGTCTCAACGGCTCGGTGTTGTACCATTCACGGCCGCCTGCCTGCTCACCTCTACGGGCGTACTCAAGCATTCTGCTGCCTGTCTCTGGTGTTAACAGTGGGCTGAGATTAGCTGGCCTGCCTCTTGGCGGCACATATCGCTCTAGCGGTCTCTGAGGCACGTTCGGCACCCTAGATAAGTCTTGAGACCCTGCCAGACCGAGGTCTTCCAATACGTCAAATATGCCTTTTAGCTTAGGCATTATTGCTCCTCCTGCTGCGTAGCCATCATGCCGGCGCCCAGTATGCCTGGCGCAGCGATTGATCTGTAAGTGGTCCCGCCTGACGCAGTTGTCACGGCATGCGCGGGATCCCTGAGCTGTCTGTAGACCGGCTTGGTTGCCAGAACCTTCGGGCCTATCTGAATGATTCTCTGGGCACTAGCCAGAGGCTGCCCTGAAGCCTTGTCGTAGAAGTAGGATGCTCGGTCAGGGTTGAACCCTACCTCAATCCAATCGCTTGACTGATCGGCCTCCAGAGCCATCTCGTATGCCTGCTCTGGCGATACATCGACCCAGTTACCTTCCATCCTGGCCAACGGACCTTTCTGCTTGTCTTGCCTGCCTACCCGCATGAAAAACTCCGGGTTGGAGGTGAAATCAACGTTATCGAGCACCGCGCTCTTGCCGTAACCTACAGCCTTGCCGCCGCTTCCCGGACCGTGTAACGCAACCACCCATTTATCGAAATTCTTGTAGGCATTGATATCTAGCCTGCTTGCCACTCTGTCGCCAGCCTTCACGACATCATCAAACAGACCGATGATGCCCTTCTTTGTGAATGCTGCAGGTATCGACGCAACAATATTCTCCCAGCTTTCAAGCTGTGGAACGCCCTGTATCGGCCTGATCGGGCTCAGCTCTGACATGCTTGACTGAAACTGCTCTGGCGTTATCTGGCCCTGGTACAGCGCCTCGTTGAGCTCTGCTGACTGCCTCTGGATGTCCTCTGACGGAAACCTATCAAGACCTCTTGAGAATGCCTCAGAGTTCCTGATCTCTTGCTGCCTCTCCGCGCTCATCAGTGCCGGGTTGTTAAAGTCTAGCCTGCTGATGCTGCTGTCTGGATAGAGAAGCTTCCTGCCTGCCGGCTTCAGAGCCCTGTTGGCTGCAGCGACTCCGGGTATCGCGCCCATCATGCCAATGCCTCCAGTTAGCAGTCCAGGGATGTACTGACCCTCACCAATCATCTGCCTGGCATCAGAGAAGTCCGCGGGCGTAGCAAAGCCCGGAATGAAGTCTAGAACGCCTGTGAGCATACCTGCCCGGCGCCTTACCGTAGGATCCGACCCGCCTCCTAATGCGCTGAGAATGCCTGAGTAGGCTCTCTCTCGCAGAGTCGGTGTCGCTGGGATCATTTCCTGTGGCATTTCACATGTCCTACTACAATCTGGTTGATAGTGGTGATCTTACCGCCGCGTCTCAGATACTCATCAGTGTCCGCCTGAATCTTGAGGCGCAGCTTATCCTTGTCGCTCAGGTGTCTGCATTCCGGGTCAGAGAACCGGATCCAGCAGTCACCGCAGAGAGTCACTGACCAGACCTCTCTGCCTGGCGCTGCATTGCGTACCTGTACGCTGCAGCCATCAAATCCCTGTCGCTGAGCCGGTTTCCTGCTGCCCGGTCCAGTATGCCAGCCTCTACGCCAGCCATGTTATCGATATAGTCCGCAACCTCTGCAGCCTTGTCCTGCCTGCTCGGGTTCATGTAGTCCGCTAGTTGGTATGCCTTTGCCATGTTTCGTGCGTCCTGCGGCTCCACATGCGGTCTGACAGCCCAATCATAGGCTCCTGCGTAGTTGATCGCAGTGTCTAGCGGTCCGAAATTGATACGCCTGGTGCCAAGGTCCGGGTAAGCCTCTTCAAGCTTGCGCCTGATCAGGTTCGGATAGGCGCCATGCTCGGCGTATTCAGGGAAGTTCTTCTGTGCGTACTTGAAGCCAAGACCAGCTCCTCTGAGCAGGGAGCCCATCTTGCTCAGCAAGCCCATCTGGGCAAATGTATCTTGATCAGCCATCTGCGGAGTATATCACGATTTAGACCACTCCCTTGATGCCTCTGCGTATTGGTGCGCCCCATGAGTTCGCCGGCTTGTAACCTATCGCCAGGTAGCGGAATGCGTCTGCCGCGTGAGAGCTCCAATCGTGCAGCGGCCTGCCTCGCCAGTGCTTACCAGCCTCATCCCAATCGCGCCGATACTGGCGCAGCGCATCAATGCCACGCTCGCACTTATCTGCGTCGAACCAGCACCGCGGGATCATAGACCTAACCTGCTGGATACCATCCTCAACGCCTAGCATTGGAGCGACATCGACATTGGTCAGACCAAGTGACTGCAGCACCTCTAGCCTAGACTTGCCGGTCCCGAGCTCTTTGACCCGGACATCATGCGGCAGGATATGTTGGTCATAGGTGTAGCCCTTACCCTGCAGCACCTGGACATAATGGTCTAGCGCGAGCCCTGAGTTCTCGTAGAAGTCAATGATGCGGACCTCCTTGCCTATAAACTGCGCGAACCAGATCGCAGTAGTATCGGCCATGCCCAAGTCCCAGGCTGTAACCACTGCCGCGCCCTTGTCATACGGGACCGCGGTTATCCGCTCCGCTGACTTAGCCTCCAGCATCTCTATGGCGTAGAAGGCGCCCTCAACGTGGATAACAAAGTCACCCTCCCAGACATGCGGGTAGATGTGCGGCCGCTTCTCTAGATCTTCTAGCCTGGCCTGCTCTAGCACATCAGGGAACCACGGGTTGTCCTGCCAGTTGATCTCAACGATCTTGCTGTCTTCTGGCGGGTTCTCCCTGAACCGCTTGTGCGTAGCTGACTCCTTGCTCTCCGGGTTCCATGTTACCCAGATCTCAGAGTCATGCTCTCGGACCGTCGGGATAAGCTTCTGCCAGGCTGTCTCGCTGACGCTCTCTGACTCGTCAACCCAGCACAGCAGGATCCGGCTCTTCGACTTCAGGCTGTCTACGTTCCTGCGGAGCCCTGAGAAGGCGTAGGAGATCCGACCATCCTTGCTGCGTATGTATCGCTCGCCGACCTCGTAGTAGTCCGCCAGCCAATCCACAGAGCTGATAGCGGCCTTGATCTCTTCCAGGGAGGACTCATCCAGAGAGTTCAGGTGCTCACGGGCACAGAGAATGATCCCTTCACGGCCTGACATGCCTTCCTGGTAGCCGCGGATAGCGGTCATCAGGGCGAATGTTCTAGTCTTGCCAGATCCTCTGCCGCCGTAGGCACCGCGGAATCTAGCCTTGCCGCTGAATACAGGGACCAGCGGGTCCGGGATATCAATCGTGCTTATCGATGCGCTCATCGGCTCTCACGCCATTCAGGACTATCTGTGTCGGCTGCATGGTGCCGTCAGAGCTCTTCAGATCCTGCTCAACGCGATCTGAGAAGCCATGCTTGGTAAGTAGCAGTTTGGTGATAGAAGCGTTGAAATCGCCTGTGAGGCCGCCTCTGAACAGGTTCTTGGCCTGCAGCGCCATCAGATCCCTGGTGATCTCGGAAAATTCTTCATTCTTGTTGCGCCAATCGTGGACCGTATCCTGGTTGACCTTCAGATAGAGAGCCAATCCTTGCATGGTTGGGATCAGCTCGTCGATCAGATAATCCTTCTGCACATAGACCTTGGCCTTGTCCATGAGCTCGTCTGTAAGCTTGGTAGGCCTGCCAACCGGGTTAGTCTTCGCCATCTTCATCTCTTCCAAACATAGATATGCCATGAGCCGACTCAACAAGCCTTGCGATCTGCAAAGCCTCCTCGAACCAGCTCATGTCTCCGATAGGGAAGCCATGGTCAACTAGCAAGGATGCGATCTCGTCCCTGGTTAGCGGTACCTGGCTCACCTTGTGTCCTAGCTGCGCTTCTTCTTTTTCTTTTTCTTTGCGGCAGCCTTACGGGCAGCAGCTCTGCCTGCAGGCGTGTACGGGTATTCTTTATTTCCTACTCTTGGCACTGGTCTTCTTCCTCTTCTTGGCGGTCTTCGCAGCCTTCTTGAATGCTGCTGCAGTTGGAGCACCCTTCTCGCCCGGTTTACGCATCTTCTCAGGAGTCTTACCTTCCTCCTTCTGCTTCTTGATGCGCTTACGCTTGGCGTGGATGTTAGCGTACAAACCTTTCTTTGGCATTACTTAGACCTCATTGACTTTGCGCCCTTACACTTCCATCGCTTTCTGCTCAGGTTGTTTGGCGTGTTCGGGTCATTTTGCTTGCTCTTTGGCAGTCGCTTCTTGATGCCCAGGCTCCGGGCGCAGTAGCTGTCACCCTTGCTGGTGCCCGGCTGTACTCGCCTGCTGCCATCCTTTGCGCGTCCTGCCTGGCCGTAGCTTACACGCTTACCGCTGCTAGTGACCTTGACCTTCGCCTTGCCTTTTCTAGGTTTTGCCATGTTACCTCCAAATGAATGGCCCGTCTCGTGGGCCAAACGGCTCAAGCCCAGCAGGGAGGACAAGCAGGGAAAACTGCCATGCCGTACAACTGCCTTGAGCTGCCGGTGTTTTCGGGCGAATGATCCCGCGCACCGCCGGCTGACGCTTTGGCAAAACCGCATTATACCAGCAAATTAGTATCCTCTAACCTCAGTATCTCCCGGTTCAGCAGGTGCAGCTTTGCAACATCCGCTTTTGATTGACCGTGATACTCCACTGCGTGATGGTTATCAATGAGCAGCTGGTTAATGCTCGTCTTCCCATCAACGTAAATATATCCAAGGTAGCGGCCAAATTTACCCGCCTTCTCTGTCTTGATACGGTATCTGAGCCCGTACTTCAAGTGCTCCTTGGCAAACGCTGTCGCTGCCTTGCCGTAGATCTTCTCAGTCTTGTCGCGTGTCCGACTCTCCGGTGTGTCCACTCCAGCCAAGCGAATAGTAGTCCGAAAAGAAATACCGAAACCACAATCAATGGCAACGCGATAACTGTCGGCATCGATTATCCTCTCTATCTCGCAAAAGTATTCGTGCATGCTATCACCTATTCTTGTTTGTCAGGATACTCAGAGACATATCGGCTCAGATACCACTGGGCTTTTTTTAAGTCTTCGAGACCGTTCTTGTAGTTATGCCGGTGAATGTACTTTGTGACATTACCAAGCAGGTAGCCCAGGTATTGCTCGTCACTGAGTTGCTGCTTGATGTAATCAATACACTCAACTCCCTGATCGGCATAGTGCGATGGGCTATTTACCATGTCTTGTTTCATACAAATGCCTTGATTATTTCTGCCGCGACTTGCGGGACAATGGCGTTACCCGCTCCGCGCAGCGTCCCCACTCGATTGGGTAGCCCATTAGCCAAAGGGAAAATCTCGGGTTCAATTGGGATGGCGCGGACTTTTCCGTCTTTGCACTGGACGGCTTGTACTTCGTTCCAAAAGCCATTTCCGCATATATCTCCTGACTCCGCACATCCACTTGCTCCCTGAGATTGCACGGGAATGTCCTGCCCTTGCGCGCTCCCTGAGCCTGCTTCTTCATTGCCTCTTCGCTCTTCGGAGCCATGTGATCCAGAGTGTTCGGTGTTGCCCATAGCCCTTGAACAGTCGTTGGCGTGAGCCAGGGTATTAATGACGCCGCTGTTGCCATCGGGTTCCCGCCGTGAATTCCTCTCGGGTTGTTCGGATTCTTCGATGGGCCTCCTGTCGCTGCTGTCGGTGACGGCCACGCTGCCAACTGCGCTGCCGCATCCAGAGTGTCCACGCTCCATTTGCCATTGCGTATCCTGCCACCCTGATATCCGCCCTTGTGATCTCTCGCCGATGCTGTGGGCCACGATCCAAAGCCGATCTCTTTTGTGGAGAGCGCCGACACCTGAAGCTGGCAGTACCGCCGCTGCGCAGGCGTAGTTTTCTGCTTCCAAGTCTTCTTGCAGGGAATCAAGCCAACCGTGCCTGATAGCGGAGCTAACTTGCTCTCCAAATATGATTGGAGGTCTGCACTCTCTGACGAGCCTGAACCAGACGGGCCACAAGTGTCGCTCGTCATCTGTTCCTTTCTGTTTTCCTGCGACTGAGAACGGCTGACAGGGCGGTGATCCTGTCCACATTGGTCTGTCATCTGCCCATCCAGCCAATCTAGCTGCATACGCCCACCCTCCTATACCCGCGAAAAAATGGCATTGTTTATATCCACGCAAATCAGATGGCTCAACTTCCGTAATACTTCGGGAATCTACATCTCCCGCAGGAATCAAGCCATCTTTGATCAGTTCCTTGAGCCACTCAACAGCGAATGGCTCATACTCATTATAATAGTTCATCGGCAATTATCAGAGCCAAACGGGATCCCAACATACTCATGACCAGTTGCCTCCCAAGCATGCCTTTGCTCGCAGAGCTGCTTACGCATTACCCTGGACTGCACAACCTTGATGGTCATAAACGTTACAAAGACTACAAGGAAGCAGAAGCCAATCATGGCCACTGCTCCCTTTTCCAGCCTCACTGGGCCAACCTCATAGGCTGAGCAACCTCATGCCACTCATGCCAGATTAGGTCTTCGTAGTAACTTAGCCTGCCCTTGGCATACTCTCGCAGCAGGTTAGCCTCTCTGCGGTCTGCAGCATCCTTGTCTGACTGCTTGCCGCTAAGCATGGCCTCGATACGCATTGCTGCCAGGGTGTGACTGCCGTCTACCGCATCAAAGTAGATATCTGATGCAGGCTCGGTAAGCATCAGCGCCTGAAGCACAAGATCCAGAACCTCATCGGTAGGCTCGTATTCGCCATACCGGATGATGCTGTCTAGGTTGTCGTAAATCAGAGAGCTGATCTCTTTGAATGTATTTTC